GAATGTTCTATAAGATATGCCAATATTGAAAGACGCTTAGAAGACGGCAGTAAGCGTTTTGATAAGCTAGAAAATATGATATGGGCGGTATATCCATTTATATTAGTATCAATAGTTTTATCTAGGTTTGTCTAGTGCAACAATTTAAAAACTATCTTAAAAACGTAATAGAAAAAATATCTAATTACTTTTTTCCTAAATATAAAATAACAGTATCTTTTAATAAAATTTATGGCGATTCAGACGACAAGTCTTACATAAGTAAAAAAATTATTACGCAAAAAGAAAAACATCTTAAATTTAAAGATGAAAATAATAGACTTGTTGAGTTTAGAAGTTCTGCTGGACTAAATTACATTATAGAGGATGTGTAATGCAACAAATATTAATAGGCATTATATTGGTTTTAGGATTGAGTAGTTATTGGTTGTATCAAGAAAATTTAACCCTGCAAGCTAATAACAAAGCATTAGAAGGCGCTATTGCTACACAAGAAGAAGCAATTGCATCTTTACAGAATGATTTTGCTTTACAAACTACTGAGTTAAATAATTTAAGTATTAAGAGCCAAGCAGCACAAAGAGAATTAAACAGATATACACAGTTTATACAAGATTATAAATTGTCTGCAAAAATATTAGCAGACCCAGTTGAAATGGAAAGGAAGATAAATAATGGCACAAAACACATTATGGAAGACATCGAAAAACTCAGCAGTGATGTTGATGACCTTGATGATGGCTTGCAGTTGCAGTCTAATTCCAACTAAACAAATAGAAGTTACAGCAAAACCTATGGATAGAACTATAGTGCAACCTGTGATGCCTAGAGAAATAGATTTAAAAGAACTAATGTGGATTGTTGTTACACCAGATAATGTTGATGAACAATTAGCTAGAATTGAACAACAAGAAGGTGAGGTGTTATTTTTAGCTATGACTGTGCCAGATTACGAGGTTATGGCATATAACATGCAAGAGATTAAGAGGTATATAAATGAACTTAAAGATGTGGTTGTGTACTATAGGACAATTACTACAACAAAGGAAGGAGATGAATAAATTGAAAATATCACAAGAAGGCATAGATTTAATAAAGCACTATGAAGGTTGCCCTACTAACGATAACGGCATGGTGGTTTCTTATAGGTGTGCGGCAAACAAACCAACAATTGGATTTGGAAGTTTAAAGCTTAAAGATGGCAGTCCCGTACAAGATGGTATGACTATAACTAAACAAGAAGCTGAAGATTTGTTAGCACATGAATTAAATGAATACGAAGGCTACATAAATGATATGGTAAAAGTGCCGCTAAAACAGAACGAGTTTGATTCTTTAGTTTCATGGGTTTTTAATCTGGGTCCAACAAACTTACAAAGCTCTACATTGCTTAAAGTTTTAAATACAGGAGCTTATCAAGATGTGCCTGAGCAAATATTAAGATGGAATAAAGTAAACGGTGTTCCTAACGAGGGTTTAATGAAAAGAAGAAAAAGCGAAGCCTTGTTGTTTGAATGTCAAGATTGGGGTAAAGTCTAACTGACATGCTCATTAGCGGATGTTCATATATCTCCTCTCTCCGATGCAGTATGTCAGGAGAGTCAATTTTGTCCTTTAATTACACGCGTTGGCTCTCCACCTTATGATTGATTTAGATAAAATTAAATCATTTGATGCCTTGTCAAGAGATGAACAAGTCGAAGCGTTAACCTTAATAGACAAATGGAAAAACCTAAATGCTAGAGATAAATGTAAAAAAGATTTTTTAGAATTTGTTAAATATCAGTGGGATGGTTTTATCATGGGCAGACATCATAAAGTCTTAGCCAAAAAACTTAACCGCATTGCAAAAGGCAAATGTAAGCGACTTATGGTTATGTTGCCACCAAGGCATACTAAATCAGAATTTGCGTCTACTTATTTTCCTGCATGGATGATGGGCTTGAATCCAAGTCTTAAAATAATACAAGCCACTCACACAGCAGAATTAGCTGTGCGTTTTGGCAGAAGGGTGCGTAATATTATAGATAGTCAAGAATATCAAGCCATATTTCCGGACATTAGCTTATCAGGTGATAACAAGTCTGCTGGTAGATGGACGACAGACGATGGTGGCGAGGCTTTTTATTCAGGTGTTGGAGGCGCAATTACAGGACGTGGCGCTGATTTGTTAATAATAGATGACCCGCACTCAGAACAAGACGCCATGTCACCTACCGCAATGGACGGAGCATGGGAGTGGTACACTTCTGGACCTAGACAAAGATTGCAACCTGGTGGAACTATAGTTTTAGTTATGACTAGGTGGAGTACAAAAGATTTAGCGGGTAGATTATTAAAAAGACAATCTGAAACGCACGCAGACCAATGGGAGGTGGTTGAATTTCCTGCAATTATGCCTGAAACAGAAGAGCCGCTATGGAATGAGTTTTGGAAAAAAGAAGAACTTTTGTCTGTAAAAGCATCATTACCTGTAAGCAAGTGGAACGCGCAATGGATGCAAAATCCAACAGCAGAGAGTGGCTCAATAGTAAAAAGAGAATGGTGGCAGGCATGGGAAGGAGAGGCTATACCTAATTGTCAGTGTATTGTACAAAGTTATGATACAGCTTTCAGTGCAAAAGAAACGGCAGACTACTCTGCAATTACAACATGGGGTATATTTGACCCAGAAGACGGTAGTGAACATGCGATAATATTACTAGATGCAAGCAGACATAGAGTAGATTTTCCACAACTCAAAAATATTGCATTAGAAGAATATAAATATTGGGAGCCTGACATAGTATTGGTTGAAGCTAAAGCTAGTGGCACACCTTTGGCACAAGAATTAAGAAGAATAGGTATACCAGTGCAAGCATATTCTCCAAGCAGAGGACAAGACAAGGTTGCTAGAATGAACTCTATTGCACCAATGTTTGAAAGTGGTATGGTATATGCTACAGAAGATGCTTTTGCAGAGGAAGTAATAGAAGAATTAGCAGCTTTTCCATATGGTGAGAACGATGACTTTTGTGACTCAACCACAATGGCTTTGATGAGAATTAGACAGGGCGGTTTGGTTGAATTAGATAGCGATTATCAAGACGACATGCAAATAGACAGAACGGCATTGTCATATTATTAATTATGGTTAGAAAAAAAAGTAAAGACCCAGTTAAAGGCACAGGCAAAAAACCGAAAGGTAGTGGCAGACGTTTGTACACAGACGAAAACCCAAAAGATACTGTACCGATAAAATTTGCAACACAAGCTGATGCAAAAGCTACAGTAAAAAAAGTTACAAATATAAGAAAACCTTTTGCTAGAAAAATACAGATATTAACTGTAGCAGAACAAAGAGCAAAGGTTATGGGTAAAAAAGCTATTGCTTCAATATTTAAAAGCGGTAAAAATATAATAAGAAGAAAACATGGTCGCAAAACTATCAACACTTAAAAAAAAAATAAAAGCAGGTAAGAAACTTGGATTTAGTGAGAAAGCATCAGCTAAGGCAAGAGGTCTCATTGCAAGAACGGGTGGTAAAAACAAAGGTAAGAAGGTAAAATCAAAAAAATATAAAAAATAATATGGTTACAGAAAGAAAACTAGGTACCGAAGATAATCCAGATATTGTAGACCAAACAAAATCTGTAAGCGTACCTGTTGATGATATAAACATCGAAGCACCGCCAAAAACTTTTGATGATGAAATGTTTGATGCTTTACAAATAAGTATTAGCGATGATGAGATAATTTTTGATGAGCCACAAGAGCAACAGGAACCTGAAATACCGTTTGACGCAAATCTTGTAGAATATTTAGATAATGACATTCTGGGAAAAATTTCTAGTAAACTTATAAGCGCAATAGAAAACGACAAAGAATCTAGAAAAGAGTGGGAAAAAACTTACACAGACGGATTAAAATATCTTGGCATGCGTTTTGATGAGCAAAGAAGCCAACCTTTCGAAGGCTCAAGCGGTGTGATACACCCTATATTATCTGAAGCTGTGACTCAATTTCAAGCACAAGCTTATAAAGAATTGTTACCTGCACAAGGTCCTGTCAAAACACAAGTTATAGGTCAAAGAGATGCAAACACAGAAATGCAGGCTGAAAGAGTTTGTGAGTTTATGAATTACTACATCATGAATGAGATGCCTGAATATGACCCGGATTTAGACCAATTGTTGTTCTATCTGCCATTATCTGGAAGCGCATTTAAAAAGGTTTACTATGATGCGACGAAAGCTAGACCTGTATCTAAATTTATACCAGCAGAGGATTTATTAGTGCCATATAACGCAACAGATATTTTGTCAGCAGAAAGGGTCACGCACGTGGTATCTATGACTAATAACGAAGTAAGAAAAATGCAGCTATCTGGTTTTTATGCAGATATAGATTTACAAAATCCACAAAACATAAATAGAGATGAAATAGACCAAGAAATAGATAAAATACAGGGTGTTGAGCCTGATTATGGTGATGATGAGCAAAGAAAGCTGTATGAAATACATACAGTTGCAGACATAGAAGGCTTTGAAGATGTCAATAACATGGGCGAGTCTACTGGGTTAAAGTTGCCATACATAATTACAATCGACGAGTCTTCACAAAATATTTTATCTATAAGAAGAAATTATGAGCCAAGTGATATGTTGCGTAACAAAATTAATTATTTTGTACAATATAAGTTTTTACCTGGTTTAGGTTTCTATGGATTAGGTTTGTCACACATGATTGGTGGTTTATCTAAAGCATCAACATCTTTGCTAAGACAATTAATAGACGCAGGAACTCTTAGCAACTTACCTGCTGGATTTAAGGCTAGAGGAATAAGAATTAGAGATGAAGCATCGCCATTACAACCAGGCGAGTTTAGAGATGTAGATGCGCCTGGTGGTGCATTAAGGGATTCTTTAATGCCATTGCCATACAAAGAGCCAAGCAATGTTTTATTCCAACTACTAGGTCTTTTAGTAGAATCTGGCAAAAGATTTGCAGCTATAGCAGATATGAACATAGGTGACAGTAACGCTGCAATGCCTGTAGGAACAACTGTTGCTTTGTTAGAAAAAGGCACTAAAGTAATGAGTGCTATCCACAAAAGATTACATTATTCACAAAAAAATGAATTTCAAATTTTATCAAGAGTATTTCAAGAGTTCTTACCACCAGTGTACCCTTATGAAACAGGTAGTGGCCCAAGAGAAATTAAAATAGAAGATTTTGATAAAAAAGTAGATGTGATACCAGTATCTGACCCTAATATTTTTTCTATGAGTCAAAGGGTAATTATGGCACAGGAGTTATTAACTATGGTTCAATCAAACCCACAGTTACATGGTCCACAAGGCATTTATGAAGCTTACAGAAGAATGTACGCAGCATTGGGAGTTGACAATATAGAGTCTTTATTGATGCCACCAGCAGATAACACACCAAAGCCTGTAGACGCTGGTATTGAAAATAGTGGTTTATTACAAGGCATACCACAACAAGCTTTTCCAGAACAAAATCATGAGGCGCATGTTGCGGCACACAAAAGTTTATTTTTAACACAAGCAGTAATTACTAATCCACAACTACAATCTGTTATCATTGCTCATGTTATGCAACATTTACAATTTATGGCCAATCAAATGGCAGAGCAACAATTGCCGCCTGAGGTACAACAACAAATACAAACTTCTTTAGAACAAGTTTCACAACTAGACCCACAGTCGCAAATGGCCTTACAACAACAAATACAAACTATAATAGAAAGTTTTAGCTCTCCAATATTAGCTCAGCTTTCAAGTGAATTTCTATCCTCCGTACAGCCGCCACAACAAGAAGACCCACTTGTAGCAATTAGGCAACAAGAACTCGGATTGCGTGATAAAGAAATAGAAATTAAAAATCAACAGTTTATGGCAAAAGAAGAGCAAGATGCCATGGAAAGTGCAGCAGAGTTGCAAATACAACAAAACAAAGCAGACCAACAAGCTTCTATAGGTAATGAAAAAAATGATATTGCCAAACAAAGATTGCAACAACAGGCTGAATTAAAATTAATAGACCTACAAGCGAGGATGAATAAATGACAAGCTCAATAAATGAAAAAATAGTAGAACAAATAAAAGCAAAAAAAGCTGAGATGAAAGAACTAGAATCTGTTGCTAATAACGAAATTAAAAGAGCAAGAGATGAAAAAGGACATTATGTAGCTGATGACCCAGATACACCAGATATTAACGAAGCTTGGGAGGGCGGTAAGGCGCCTAAGAAAAAAGCAAAAACTACTGCAAAAAAGAAAACAGTGAAAAAGAAAACAGTTTCTAAGAAAAAAACTACTAAAAAAAAGGAGTAGAAAAATGAAAGCAAAAACTTCCATTACTATAAAAGGTCAAGGAAGCATTGCCTTATCGCAACCACAAAAGGTAAAGGTCGACACAGCACACAAGCCTGGATATGGTAAAGGTAAAAGCAGAGGTAAAGGAGCTGCTTTAAGAGGCAATAATTTCAGTGGCGTATTCTAATTTATGGATATGTATGATTTAATTCATGCAATTCGTAAAGATTTGAATGAGAGAGAGGAACAAATAGTAACCATATTAACGTCAGGAGGCGTTAAAGATATGGAAAACTATCAATTTTTAATGGGCGAAATATCTGCATTATCCTATATTCATGATAAGATAAAAGAACACTTACAAAGCAAAGGAGATGTAGATGACACTTGAGTCACAAAAAATCATTAAAAATAAAACAGAACAAAATAATATAGATTTGGACAAGGCTTTTGTAGATGAGGACAAAAGAGTTTTAGACCCAAGTTTATTAGATAAAAGTATTCTCGAGCGGATGCCACAGCCTACAGGTTGGCGTTTGTTGGTATTACCTTACCGTGGTAAGGGAGTATCAGAGGGTGGTATTCAATTAGTAAAAGAAACCATCGATAGAGAGACCCTAGCGACTGTGGTGGCTTACGTTGTTGCGGTTGGTCCTGATGCTTATGCAGACAAAAAAAGATTTTCGTCTGTGTGGTGTAAGAAGGGCGACTGGATAATGATTGGACGATATGCAGGCTCTAGGTTTAGGTTGGCTGATGAAAGCGAAGTTAGAATAATTAATGACGATGAAGTAATCGCCACAATTTTAAACCCTGATGACATTGTTTCAGTATAAGGAGTAATTATATGAATAACACAAACCAAGATAATCAGGTTCAAGCCGAAGATGAGCTTGTTGTTGACGTTGTAGAACCAACAGAAAACATAAGCGAAACAGAGGCAGTCGAAACCAACTCAGGTGGTGATGATGAACTTGATAAATACACCAGAGGTGTATCAAAAAGAATAAATAAGCTTAACGATAGAATTCGTGCCGCAGAACTAAGAGCTGAAGAGGCCGAATCTAAATATGCAAAAGCATCTAATGAATTATCCTCAGTAAAAAACAGAGCTACAGTTTTAGATAAAAATTATACTGAGGAGTATGAAAATAGAGTTAAGTCACAAAGACAACAAGCTGAAGACTTGTACAGAAAAGCAAGAGAAACTAATGACCCTAATTTAGAGGTAAAAAGCGTAGAGCTGCTTAACAAAGTAACCTTAGAAGAAGAAAGAGTTAGATTAGCTAAAATGCAATTAGAAACTCAACAAGAACAATATTCAACAAATGTTGAACAAAATGTACAAAATACGCCACAACAGGTGTATGATAAACCTAAGCCTGATGCAAAAGCTGTTGAGTGGCAAGAAAAAAATGACTGGTTTCAAAAAGATAGAGTCAAAACTTATACAGCAATGGGTATACATGAGGATTTGTTGACAGAAGGATTTGATGGCAACGAAGACGAATATTACCAAGAATTAGACAAAAGGTTACAAAAGGTTTATCCTGAATTACAGGCAAAGCCTGAAGGCGAGTCAAAAGAAGCAAACTCAACTGTGCAAAGAGTAGCTTCTGCTTCCTCTGGAAGTCGCCAAGGAACACAAGGGAAGAAAAGCGGTATTAAAATTAGTTCTAACCATGCTTCCGTAAAGAGTAACTTAAAGCCTTACGGAATGTCACAAGAAGAGTGGCTAAAAAGAGTAGGTAAAGAAATAGTTAAAATTGAAGGAGCAAAATAATGGATATAGATGCGATTGAAAATACAACACGCCAATCTCGTGATGATGAGCAACACGATAAAAACGCTAGAAGAAAACCATGGCAACCCGCGAGGATGCTAGAAACTCCACCTGCGCCAGAGGGGTACCAATACCGATGGATTAGGTCAGAGTATGTAGGGGTAGAAGATAGAAATAATGTTTCTGCTAGAATGAGAGAAGGATGGGAGTTTGTTCGACAGGACGAAATACCTGACTTTCCTTTACCTACTATCGAGCATGGAAGACACGCAGGAGTCATATCAGTAGGTGGTTTGATATTAGCAAAAATACCAACAGAAACTGTAAAAGAGCGCAACGAACATTACAAACAAAGAAACGTGCAACAGAATGAAGCACTAGATAACACTATGTTTAGTGAGGTTGAAGGCAACAACAGATATGTGAAGTATGATTCTAATAGAAAATCTAACGTATCATTTGGTAAAAAAAGGTAGGATAAATTATGGCGAATAAAGACGCTTCATTTGGTCTAAAGCCTGTAAAAATGATGGGTGGCTCACCCTATTCAGGCGGACAAAGCCGTTATAGAATAGCCGCAAACTACGGAACAAATATTTTTCAAGGCGACTTGGTAATGCAGGTTACTGGCGGTGGTATTGAAATACATGCCGATGGCGGTACTGTTCCAATAGTTGGTGTATTCAATGGCTGTATGTTCACAGACCCAACAACATCAGAGCAAAAATTTAGCAATTATTACCCTGCAAGCACTAATGCTTCAGATATAATTGCTTTCGTACACGATGACCCTAACACGGTTTTCGAAATCCAAGCAGATGACACCTTTCCGGTAGCAGACCTGTTTGGTAATTTTGACATCGTTTATACAAACTCAGGAAGCACCAGCACTGGTATTTCAGGAGCAGAGTTAGATGTCACAACAGGTGCAACTACAACAAACTTGCCTTTAAAGGCAATAGATATTAGCCAAGACCCTGATAATTCAGACGTAGCTTCAGCTAATACAAATGTTTTGGTTGTTATTCAAAATCATATTGCAGGCGTTAAAGGCGCAGGCTTAGCGTAAAGGAGTAATTAGATGGCTATAAGTAGAGCGCAACTAGCGAAAGAACTTGAACCCGGTCTAAATGCACTTTTTGGACTTGAATATGACGAAAACAATGATGAATACGCAGAACTATACTCAATTGAAGACTCTGACAGAGCCTTCGAAGAGGAAGTCTTGGTAGTTGGATTTGGTGCAGCTCCTGTCAAGGAAGAAGGTGCGGGCGTAAGCTTCGACAATGCTTCAGAAGGTTATACTGCAAGATACACACATGAAACTGTGGCTCTTGCTTTCTCTTTAACTGAAGAAGCAATTGAAGACAATTTATATGACCAACTAGGTCGTAGATACACAAAAGCATTGGCTCGTTCAATGCAACATACCAAAGAAGTAAAAGGAGCAAATGTATTAAACAACGCATTTGATTCCAATTTTGCTATTGGTGATGGACAATCATTGGTTTCTACTGCTCACCCGTTAGCGGGTGGTGGTACTGCTCGTAATAGAGCTACAACAATGGCTGACCTAAATGAAACTTCACTAGAAGATAATATAATTGATATATCAACATTTGTTGATGACAGAAACCTAACTATTGCAGTTAGACCTGATAAATTAATAATACCACCTCAACTAACTTTTATTGCGGATAGGTTATTAAATACACCAGGCAGAGTTTCTACATCTGATAATGATATTAACTCAATTAAAAATCAGTCTTCTATACCAAGCGGTTTTAGTGTAAACCACTATCTGAATGACCCTGATGCGTATTTTATACTTACTTCAGTTAATACAGATGGCGAAGGTCTTAAGATGTTCAACAGAGCAGCTATGGAGACCTCAATGGAACCTGAATTTTCAACAGGTAACATAAGGTATAGAGCTAGAGAAAGATATTCATTTGGTGTATCTAACTGGCGTGGAGTGTTTGCTTCACAAGGAGCCTAAGGTTCTTAACCAACAAAGGGAGCTTGTAGCTCCCTTTTTTTTTGCAAAAAACTAATATACAATCATTAGACTAGGATTAATTAACTTGTTCTATTAACTGACCTAGCAGACAAGCCAAGATAATAGAACTTATTTTTCGGGAGAAAAATTATGGCACTAAGTACATTCAGTGGTCCTGTAAAATCATTAGCAGGATTCATTTCGGCAGGTAATGCAAATGTAGTAAGCTTAACAGCAGATACAACACTAACAGTTGCAGCACACTCTGGTAAAATATTAACCTGTAACGATGCAGACGGTAAATTCACTTTACCAAGCATAGTAACAACCGACCCCGGTGATAACACCGACCCTAACCAACTCAATAACCTAGGAGCTACTTTTTTCTTTGTAGTAGAAACAGCAGCTACAGATATGGACATAAAAACAGATGGTACTGATAAATTTGTGGGCGGCTTATACACAGGTAAAGATGACGCTTCAGGTAAAGTATTTATATCTGCATCATCTAATGATGTTATTACTATGAACGGTTCTACAAAGGGTGGACTAGCAGGCAGTATAGTAAAAGTTACTGCAATGGCCTCAGCTAAATATGCTGTAGAAGGCATTATTTTGGGTTCAGGTACTATAGTTACACCATTTGCTGACGCATAATAGGAGTATATTATGGCAGATGCAGTAACTTCACAGACTATACAAGATGGTCAAAAAATGGCTATTTTGAAGTTTACTAATGTATCGGATGGCACAGGCGAAAGCGCAGTAAAAAAAGTAGATGTATCAGCTCTTGAAAAAAATGAAAGAGGTGAAGCATGTACTTCTGTTTCAATAACAAGAATTTACTGGGCGTGTGCAGGTATGGGAGTAAATATAGAGTTTGATGCAACTTCTAATGTACTTGCTATAGGTTTACCAGCAGACAGCACAGGTGATGAGTACTATGACTTGTTTACAGGCATACCTAATAATGCAGGTAGCGGTGTGACAGGTGATATCGACTTTACAACCAAGGGTCATTCTAGTGGCGACACTTACTCTATAATTCTAGTATTGACAAAGAATTATTAGATGAATGGCAAAAGCTAAAGCAAAACCTAGAAAAAAAGCTAAGGCTATCAGAAGAACTATTGGTAAGGGCGGTAATTATCGCCCTACCAAATCTGGTGCAGGCATGACTAAAAAAGGTGTTGCGGCTTATAGAAAGGCTAATCCTGGTTCAAAACTTAAAACAGCAGTGACAGGTAAAGTAAAAAAGGGTAGCAAAGCAGCCAAAAGAAGAAAATCATTTTGCGCTAGGTCTTTAGGACAACTTAAAAAAAGTTCAGCCAAAACAAGAAATGACCCAAATTCCAGAATAAGACAAGCTAGACGCAGGTGGAAGTGTTAAATGCCATTGACTAAAGGTAAAAGCCGTAAAGTAATAAGTAAAAATATAAGGCAGTTAAAAAAAGAAGGCAGGCCACTAAAGCAAGCTGTAGCTATTGCTTTAAGTAAGGCCAAAAAAAATAAAAACAAAAAAAAGTAGGTGTAAAATGTTTGTTAAAAAAAATGCAAAGAAAAAAATAAAAAAAGTTTCTAAAGCTCTAAAAAAAGCTAGTGGATTACATGCCAAGCAGGCTGAAACATTAGAAACTTTAAAACTCAAAAAAGGTGGTAAGGCTAAAAAGAAATCAACAACACCAAGCAATGTAACCAACCCAAGCCTATATGCAAAAGTAAAAGCTGAAGCAAAAAGAAAATTTAAAGTTTTTCCAAGTGCGTATGCGTCTGCATGGCTAGTAAGAACCTATAAAAAAAGAGGCGGCGGTTATAAAGGTGCAAAAGGTAAAGCTATGGGCGGCGTAGTGCGTGCAGCAAACGGTGGCTTTATTGCTAAAGGTTGTGGAGCAATAATGGAAAACAAAAGAAAAAAAACTAAAATGCGTGGTAGGTAATGAAAGGACTTACCAAATGGTTTGCTGAAGATTGGGTTGATATTGGCTCAAAGAAAAAAGGTGGCGGCCATGAAAAATGTGGTAGAAAAAAAGCGAAAGGTTCTAAACGTAAATACCCTAAATGTGTGCCAAAAAGAGTAGCTAACCGCATGACAAAAGCACAAAAGCGCTCTGCTGTTTCAAGAAAAAGAGCTAAAAAACAAGGTGTTGGTGGCAAGCCAACAAACGTAAAAACATTTGTAAAAAAGAAAAAATGATTAGTCAACAGCTTATAAGACAAGAGGTTAGAGGTTGGTCTAAAGAAGTATTAGAAACAGAAAAGCCTGTATGTCCTTATGCAAAAAAAACATGGGAGAACAATAGGGTAGACGTAATGTTGTCAAAATGTTTACATTGGACAGACCTAGTAGATATAACCAAAAATTTTCCTACAGATAAAGATGTTATTATTTATTGTGATACAAACATGGATTTAGACATGTTAACTTTTGACAGTAGAATAGCCATGTTAAACGCTTTTGTTAACAGTGAAAACTTGTGGGTAATGGGTTTTCATCAACAACATGATGAAAAGGTTGTAGTAGACCAAGAACATTTTGAGCCACATTTTGACGAAAGTTATAATATGGTTTTTATGCAAAAATTAGATGAATTAAATAAAGCATCTGAAACATTAGAAAAAATAGGTTATTATAAAGATTGGGATAAAAAAGATTTCCAAGATATTTTGAAACGAAGGAGTAAATAGTGAAAAATAAACTAAAAGGCTTAAAAAAATTAGTAGGCAGTTTGTCGCCAGCCGATAAAAAAGAAATAGCTAAGTCTATGAAGGATGGTGGCGTTCTTAAAATGGCAGGCGGTGGTGCTACACCCAAATCAGGCGTGGTCAAGGTCGATATGGAAGGCAACCCAAAATCAGGCGTTAAGAAAATGATGGGTGGCGGTAAAGCTGGTGTTAAAAAACTTGGTAGAGGTGGTACACCACGCAAAATGAAAGGTGGTGGTGGAGCTAAATCAGGTGTCAAAAAAATGATGGGTGGTGGTAAAGCTGGTGTCAAAAAAATGATGGGTGGTGGTAAAGCTGGTGTCAAAAAAATGATGGGTGGTGGTAAGGCTGGTGTCAAAAAAATGATGGGCGGTGGTAAAGCA